TGGCTCTCACTGACGATCAGAAAAAGGCGGACAAGAATAAGGACGGAGTCCTTACTGATAAGGAAGTTCGCAAGTACAACAAGAAGAACCCGGACAAGCCTCTCGCTGACACGTTCACGATTGAGGACGCTAGGGCTGAGTACGGCTACTCGGTAGCCGTTATCGAGTCTGACCCGAAGCTGCAGGAACTGTTTATCCAGGCGACCGCCAATGAGTGGTCGGCTGATAGATTTGAACTGGCAGTTAAGAACTGGGCATCGGAATCTGGCTACGGTACTGGCTCCGCTCTTGCCGCGTACAAGATGGAGAAAGAGGGCGGGGACGCTTGGTCCCGCGCCCTTGAAGAGGCAGTCGGGCAGATCAAGGCTCAAGCTGTCAACCTTGGTATTGATGTCGGCGACCTGAACCTGAGCGCTGAAGCTGGGCAGGAGCTGGCACGACAGTGGGTGTACGGCGGCTACAACTCTCGCCCGAAGGAAGCCATCGTTGAGTTCCTTGCCCCTGGTGGGGTTGAGGGTGTCAGCGGTGTCACCGCTGACGTTAACGACACCTTGAAGCAGTTGGCTATGAACAACGGTGTGACGATGTCGGATGACTGGTACCGGCAGGTAACAGACTCGATTGCTCGTGGCGATAGCGACTTGAACTATTGGGAGACGGACATTCGGGAGCAGGCAGCGATGCGGTTCCCGGTGTACTCAGACAAGATCAAGGCTGGCGTGAATGTTCGGGAGCTTGCGTCCCCGTACATGAGTGCGATGCAGCGGATCCTGGAACGCAGCAACATTGACTTGGATGACCCGTGGTTGTCGAAGGCCATGAACGATGTGGACGACAAGGGCAACCCGAAGGCTATGGCGGTGTACGACTTCGAGACTGCTTTGCGTCAGTCACCTGAGTGGGCGAACACGAACAACGGTAAGAACACGTTGTTGAACTCGGGTGAGAAGTTCCTGCGGTCGATGGGCTTTGTCACTGACGATGCAGGGATGGTGGTCTAGTGGCTGACTACAGTGCAATCTTCGGGGACGGGGGTTTCCAGGGTGCAGCCTGGAACTCAGGATTCTTCGCGGGCGCTCAGCAAGAGCAGCAACAAACCCAGGAACCACAGTTCGACTATGGCGCTTGGCGTAAGGGCGAGGACGAGCGGCTAGCCCGCGAAGCTGAGCAGCAACGCATCAACCAAGCCCTTCAGTCCATGCAGGGTTTCTTCCAAACCAACGGACTCATGTCCCTGTGGGGCGGCGTAGACAAGTACGTTCGTCAGGGCTACAACGACTTCGAAACGATCTTGGGAATCCTGTCCAGGGATTCCGAATACCAGAACGCTTACAACAACCGCTTCCCGGCAGTGAAAGCTATCCGGGAGCAGAACGCCCAGCGTGCAGCCCAAGGGCTGCCGCCTCGCCCAGAACCCAGTGCTGCAGCGTATGTGGCCCTTGAGGCTGGTTACCGTCAAGCATTGACGGGCCTACCCGAGGGTGTGTGGGGTACTTCGCAGGACATCACGGATTGGATCGTGAACGAAGTGTCACCTCAAGAGGTGACGGATCGTGTGACGACAGCGAAGAACTACATCTACTACAACGCCAACGACTTCGTGAAGACGGAGCTGAAAAGCATTTACGGGTTGACGGACGAGGAGATGGTGTCGTACGTCCTTGACCCGGAGCGTGCCCTGGAGACGATTGAACGTGAGTACGACCGTCGCTTGAGTCAGGCCAATGTTGCGGGTGGTGCCCGCAGTCAGGGTGTTGGGTTGAGCGAGTTGCTTCGCGACGAGATCGCTCAGACTCAGTTCGGTTCCACGTTCGATATGTCTAGCCAAACCTTCAAGGGTGTGGCTAGTGAGTCGAAGGCGTATGAGCGTTTGGGTTCGCTGTCTCGGGAAGAGACTTCTCAGGCGGATCTGATTCGTGAGGCGTTCAGTATCAGCGGTGGGGCTGAGGCGGGCGAGAAGAAGCAGAAGCTGGCTTCGCAGGAGCGAGCTCGCTTCTCGGGGCAGTCGGCTTTGAGTAGAACATCATTGGCAACGAAGAGAGCGAGGTAGGAATATGAATTGGCCAGGAATTGCAGCGGATAACCCTGAGGGTGGACCGATCACTCGCAGCCAAGCAGCCGCTATGGGTGTGACGGTTACGCCGGGTAAGAGTCCGAAGCCTAACGACATGGATGCTGACGGCGTTACCACCAGCAAGCCGGGCAAGACCAGCACGATAGCTGGGGAAGACTCAGATGACACCGACCCAACCAAGGGAAAGAATCCGTAGGAGGTGAACACAACTGAACAAGTCACGGAATCTCAAAAGGAAACTTCGTGAAGCATATCGTGAATGGGATAAGCAACGCCTACAGGCGATGGGTCCCAACGATAGGGCAGAAATCGACGCAATCTTCTCGCGTGAGATTGCGCGGATGGAGGACCCAGATTATCAGTTGCGATAACTGCGGCCTGGAGTACGACGGGACATGGCACCGATGGTTATGTCCCCACTGCAAAACGAAGTCCCATTGTTGTGAGGGTTCACCGCTCTGTGAGCGGTAACCCTTCAGGGGGTGCACTGGTTAGCCCCAGATGAAAGCCGCATGCGGAACATCTGGGTACGGCGGTTCGACTCCGCCCACCTCCACGCCACACCGGATCGATCGGCCCCGGTGTGTGTCATAAGTCCGATAGTCACTTCTTCCATCTCTTCCCCTGGCGGTGGAACGTGTGGCGAATCCTCGATTAGGAAGAAAAGGGTGATTGATGTGTCTACCGAATACGACGCATTGTTCGATGAAGACAACGATTCGGCTGACTTGCCGAAGAAGTTGCGTGCCAAAATCAAGGAACTCCAGAAGGAGCGAGATGAGCTCGCTGGAAGGTTCGCTGAGATTGAGGCGGAGCGACGTAAGCAGAGTTTGGGTGAGTCCATCGCACAGCGTGGACTGAATCCGAAGATTGCTGCGTTTGTTCCTGCCGATGTTGAGGGCGAAGCTCTTGATGAATGGCTTAACGAGTATGCCGATGTGTTCGGCGGACAACCAACGCAACAGCAGGTCGATCCTGCTGCTGCAGAAATTAATCGCATGAATGCCGTTCAGGCAGGTGCTGCGACTCCTCAGTCAGACATCATGGCGCAGATTGATGCTGCCGAGTCTGAGGAAGAGTTGTTGGCTCTGCTGCGGCGTTCGTAACTCTTTTACCTAAGGAGGTAAAAAATGGCTCTAGCTCCAACCCCGCCGGGGAAGAATGCCCCGGTAGGCGATCCGGCCCTTACGGCCGGTCGCTCCCTTAATGACGACCAGCATGCTGGTTCAGGTCCGGCGCTAACTGCGTCTGGCGTTGGCGTTGATGGCGCCCCCAACCTGTTCGCCCCGAGCACTGATCTTGCTCGCGGAGCAGGAACGGGTACCAGCGTTGACATCATCGATGACAAGGCTGTTGTCGGCGCAACGTTCGACAAGATCATCAAGTGGCGGCTTCGGTTCGAGCCGATGTACCGCAACTTCGCCAACGTGCGAATGGTTGATCAGGCTGCCTACCCGGGCAGCAAGGTCACTTTGTTCCGCACTGGTGCGAATGGTCTCGGACTTGCGGTTGATCCGCTGTCCGAGTACGCGGACCCGGATGCTGTCGCACTGCCTGGCCTTGAGGACAAGCTGGACGTTACTGTCAACGAGTACGGCAACAGCACTGTTGTCACTCAGCGGCTGCAGCGTTTCTCGTGGACCGAGATCAACCCGATGCAGGCGGAGTACGTGGGCCGCAACATGCGGGACACGGTTGACGCGATCTACATGAACGCTGTCTACGGCGGAGGTGGGTTCCTTGGCGGCGGTTTCCGTCAGGCAACTCTGACGAGTGCAACCGGCGTGGAACTTACAGGTCCCGGCACGGGCGCGCTGACGATGGCGGACGACAAGATGTTCCCTGCTGCCACCGGCCATGGCCTCATCTCCACTGGCAAGACTGGTGGAGCGGCGGCGGGTGCATCAACCCAGAAGTTGACGGCTGCACATGTTCGTCGCATCGTCGCACACTTCCGTTCACTCGGGGTGCGTCCGTTTGCGGATGGGCTGTACAACGCCTTCATCACTCCGGAGATCGCAATCCAGTTGCGTGAAGGAGCGGACCTCACCGGATGGCGTTACCCGCACCTTGACGGTTCGGCTAACGGCAACATCTGGAATGGCACCGTGGGGGTCTTTGAGGGCGTGCGCTTCATTGAAGGCCCGCAGTTCAAGGGCCTCACCAAGGGCGCGAAGGTGGACAAGTCTGTGAACAGCATCATCAACGTCAAGCCCGCTGAGGCTGCGACTGCGAACATCCTGTTCCTCGGCGCGGAAGGTATCGGCGACGTGGTCGTGGAGGAGCCCCACGCAGTTGTCACTCCGACGTCCGACAAATTTGGTCGCCTAGCTGGCCTAGGATGGATTGGATGTTTCGGCGCTCAGGTGTACGACAACAACGCTGGCCTTCTGGTCGCCGTTAACAACGCCTGACACTAACTGCTTGGAGGGGGTCACTTCGGTGGCCCCCTCCTCGTATACCCGAAAGGAAACAGATGCCACTCCTTCGTCCCATGACACACAGCAACTCATACACCGCTGCCTACTTCCAACACCCGCAGCATGGTCATCCGTTCTGGATCAACTTCGACATGGGAGAACCGCAAGGCATCGTCATCCGCAACGCGGATGGTTCATTCACGAAGACTGACATGAACGTTGAAGAGGCGACAGCCTCCGGCATTGACCCCGATGACATCTTCGAGGTTGGCCGTGACGGCTACTACCTGACGATGGCGGAAGCTCGTCAGGCAATCGACAAAGACTTTATCCACGGCGTCCACTATGTGGACGATTTTAACGATGAGTTCCAGGACTACTTCGTTTGTGAGGCCGATGGCCTTGACCCGGAGCCTTTCGCTGAGGCTCACAAAGCCGAACCCATTCAGTAGGAGTTTGCATGGCATTCCAAGCGGGACAAAGCGGCCACCTTGATGAGCACAACAAGTGGCACCAGTTCCTAGACGACGTTAAGGACCCGAACAAGAGGGGCCAGTATCCCGGCATTGAGGGACCGCCGGGGCTTGATGGACCTATCGGTCCCGCTGGTCCGGGTGCCGAGTATCAACCGGACGCCCCAACGCAGCGGAAGGACAGCACGCCGCTGGAGTCTGGCGACATCTGGGTGGACTCCGATGATGTGATGTTCGCATACGAACTGATCGCCACGGGCACTGCTCCGGCGAATCCGCTGGATGGTCAGTTGTGGTTCAACACGGGCACGAACATTCTTCACCGCTTTGAGGCTGCATCGAGCAACTGGGTGCCGATGGGTGTGTCGCAGGGTCCGGTCGGCCCGCAGGGACCGCCTGGACCTCAAGGAATCCAAGGGCCGAAGGGCGACCCTTCAAGTGTCCCCGGACCTAAGGGCGACAGGGGTGATGTTGGGGCAACGGGAGCGCAAGGTCCGAAGGGTGACCCTTCCACGGTTCCTGGGCCGCAGGGTCCGAAGGGTGATCGGGGAATCGCGGGGCCGACTGGCCCGGTCGCGACGTATGCCACCCCGACCGTTCAGAAAATCAATCCTGGCTCCACCCCTTCCATAACGATCAGTGGAACGGGCACGACAGTGGACCCGTACATCCTCGCGTTGAAGATCCCCGAGGGGCAGCAGGGCATTCAGGGTGTGAAGGGTGATAAGGGTGATCAGGGGCCTAAGCCTGAGTTCGCTCAGCCTGTCACTTCCGCTGAGCCTGCCGGTGGTACACCGAGTGCAGCCCTGTCGGGGACGGGCACCACGGCTGACCCATACGTGCTCCGTCTCGGTCTTGTCACGGGTGACACGGGTGTGCAGGGAGTCAAGGGCGACAAAGGTGATCCGGGCACGTCGGTGACGATTAAGGGGTCTGTCGCCACGGCAGCGGATCTTCCGACAACGGGTGTGACTGCCGGGCAGGGCTACCTGACTAGCGACACTGGCCACCTGCACGTCCACGACGGTACGGCGTTTCATGACGTTGGCCTGATCCGTGGTCCTCAGGGTATTCAAGGCGTACAGGGTCCTCAGGGCGTTCAAGGCCCGAAGGGCGATCAGGGTGTTCAGGGCTTGCAAGGCGTGAAGGGCGATGTCGGGCCTGCGTCCACTGTGCCTGGCCCTGCCGGGCCTAAAGGCGACCAGGGCATTCAGGGGATTCAGGGGGTTCAAGGCCCCAAGGGAGACAAGGGCGACACGCCTACTGTCTCAGCTACGGCGAGCACCCTTGCTGCTGGGTCTGCCGCGACAGCGGTGGCGACTCCGAACGCTACGGGTGTAGCGGTTGAGTTCGGGGTGCCCAAGGGTGACAAGGGTGACACCGGGGCAACTGGCCCTGCCCCGAAGATCACCGCACTGGCGTCGTCGCTGCCGACTGGTTCAACTCCGACGGCCACGGCGACGGAGACTACGCCGGGAACGTTCCGCATCGACTTCGCCATCCCTGACGGGGCGAAGGGTGTAGCGGGGCTTCCTGCCCGCATGGAGGCTGGGTCGGTGACGGCGCTTGCCGCAGGGACTACGCCGACCGCTCAGATCGTTCAGAAGGACGCGACCACGAACCAGTGGGCGTTGAATCTTGGTTTGCCCCAAGGCACTACAGGTGCCAATGGGCCTGCCGGTGCAGCGGGTCCTGCTGGACCGCCTCCCGTTATCACGGTGGGGACGGTGAAGCAGGGCGCTCCGGGGAGTACCGCGTCAGCGACGCTGGTGCCGGGCGCGAAAGCGGGCGAATACACGCTGGACCTGACAATCCCAGCAGGCGCTACAGGTGCTACGGGTGCTCCAGCGTACCCGTCTGTGGGCGCGACGGATGCCGGAAAACTGTTGACTGCTGGTGCTCTTGGCACGGCTCCAACGTGGCAGCCTGCTCCGGTTGCCTTGCCGAATGGTGGCACTACAGGTCAGGTGTTAGCGAAGAAGTCTGGCGCTGATGGTGATTCGGAATGGGTGGACAACACCCATTTGGCTTTGGCTGGGTCTGGGACGGCTACGACAGCTTCGAAGTCTGATCACACACACAACATTCCTGCCCTCACTTGGGGCGACATGAAGACCGGCAAGACAGGAGGGATCGCCTGATGGCTCGCCCCGCATACACATACGACAAGAACGCCACTACGTGGGTTCCATTCTCGGGACCGGAGGGCAAGCCCGGTCCGTCGATGACGATCCTTGGGTCCGTTGCCACAGTTTCGAACCTTCCCGCTGCTGGCGCGAACGGTGACGCTTGGATTGTTCAGGATACAGGCGACCTGCATGTGTGGGACGTGGCGTCTGGGGCGTGGCGGAACGCTGGCAAGGTTAAGGGCGATAAGGGTGACGCTGGTGAGACGCTGAAGATCAGTGGCGCTGTCGCCACCCCAGCGGATCTGCCTGCTTCTCCTGCTCCCCTGACGGTGTACATCTCGCAGGACAACTCGGCCCTTTACATCTATGACCCGGCTTCGACGGGTGCCGGGGTGAACGCCCCTACGGGGTACGTGAACCTTGGCAAGATCGCTGGACCTAAGGGCGATGATGGCCCCACTGGTGCTGTTGGCCCAGCTGGTGCCAACGCGGTGATCCGCTCGTCTGTCTCTGAGACAACTGACCTGCCCGCCACTGGCGCGGCGGGCGATATGCGTGTTGTTGAGAAAACTGGGCATCTGTGGTCGTGGGATGCAGTTGGAGCCACATGGATTGATGGCGGCAAGATCCGTGTCGATGGGAAGGCGGCGTTCTTCGGTCCTGCTGTCGCTGACTTAGCGTCGCTGCCGTCCCCCGGCAGCCCAGGCGAGGCCCGTATCACCGAGGACACGATGAAGGTCTACTCGTGGCATTCGGATACGAATACGTGGGAAGAAGCGGGTGTACTCAAGTCTGTGCCGGATGGCTCAGTGGATGGGCAGATGCTGGTGTGGAATGCGGGCGCGTGGGTTGCGGTGCCCGGTATCCCGAAGGGGACAAACAACGGCGATGTCATGTCCTGGGACGCGAACCAGCTGAAGTGGACGGCCAACAAGTCTCATCTTGGGTTGGAGGACAATGTCACCATCACTCCCACGGACAGTGATGGTGGCACTCTGGTCTACAAGGAAGCCACTGATGATTGGGATGTTCGCAAGATCAAGGTCAGTGAACTCGCTGACGGACCGGGGGCGGTTGCCCCGGCCAACGGTGACGTGCTCGGCTTCTCAACGGCGCAGCAGAAGTGGGTGCCGACGAGTGTGAACAATCTGGTGCTGCCGTGGACGGCACGCACCTACTTGACGGGTTCACTGGTTTACCACAAGAACGATACGTGGCGGGCAATGTACGACGCCATCGCTACCGACGAGCCGGGTGATCTCGGCAGTCAGCTGGCGCTCCCACTGGACGCTGCTAACAAGCGTGACCGCGTGGGTGCGGTATCGGTTACGGGGACGAATGGTGTTGAGGATGCCGATTGGGGCAACTCAATGCGCAACACGTTCAAGGTCGGTGACTACTGGTTCTTCGAGGACTCGGGGGTTACGTACCCGTACACGGTGAAGCAGGGACCCTTCATGGGGTACGTCCTTGAAAAGAACGCAAAGATCGTATGGACTGGCGAACCGCATGCTGGTGTTCTGGGCTGGCTTGTCGTTCATCCTGCGGAGTGGGACGAGTCGTCACCGACGGCCATCAATCTGTCCTCGAACCCGGTGTGGAGAATTGTCGGCCCGAACAGTCTGGATGAGATTCCCGACGTTGACGCATCAGCAGCGAAGTCCGACTACCTGCTGGTCTACGACGGCACGACGTGGACTGCGACCCCTTCGGAGTTCGCTAAGCGTGCTGATGTGAATCTGCGGATGGAGCAGTTCGCCAAAGGCATTGCGCACACGACTTCGGTGGTTGCGATCACGAACACCCCGCCGTCAGCACCGAGCGGTTTGACGTTCTTCATTGTGGGCACGAGCCCGACAGGTGATTGGGTTGGTCACGCGAACGATGTCGCCTACTGGTCGGTCACGTCTACGGGCACATACGGGTGGCACTTCAATAGTCCCCGCCTGGACGAGACTCACCTCGTTGAGGATGAGGCGAAGTTGTACACGTTTGATGGTGCCAAGTGGGTTGCTGCCACCGTGTCAACGGGAACGGGGATACCTGATGGTTCCACTGATGGCGAGTTGCTGGTGTGGAAGCAGAGCCTTTCCCGGTGGGAGCCGGAACTTCCGCAGGCTGCCGCTAGCACTGCTGCTGGTGCAGTTGTCGGATCGATCGTCAGCAGTACGCTGACGGAGAATCAGTTCATCACGGCGACGGGTAAGGATTCAGCGAACTGGCGGATGTGTGATGGCCGGTCAGCGGTTGGTACGACGTATGCAACGTTGACGGGTCGCGCGAATGTTCCTGATCTGCGTGGCGCGTACTTCCGCATGGCGGGCAACAACTCCACGAACCCGGCGTGGAAAGGTGGGAACCTGCTTGAGTGGCAGGAAGACGCCACCCGCATGCCCCACAACAAGTTCACCACCAGCACGAGCGGCAATCACCGCCACACTCTGAGCAAGATGCAGGGCGGCAACGCCGGTGAATGGGCGTCCACCAACTTCGCGTCAGGTAACGGCAACAAGGAATGGCCAACCACTGATGTCGACGGTAACCACTCCCACAACGTCTACGGTGGTGACACGGAGACTCGCCCGAAGACGTTCAACGTGAACTACTTTTTGCGCGTAAACTAACTATGCGGGTCTACTGTGTTTCAGCCAACGCTCTTGTAGCGGACGCGGTGAACTATGCCGTAGATGACTTGCCGCGAGACACCGTACTCGCGGGCGAGGGCGGCTTGCCTTTCGCCAGCGGTGACACGGTTCCTGATGTCGATGACAGCATCGTGTGGCAACGATCTGGGCTGCCTGTCGGCGTCAACCATGTCCATGCTGTTGTCATGGGGAGTCCCGACCCGGAGATGTTCTGGGCGGACGCAGGCCGGGTTGTGGCAGGAGTGGAGGACCCACTCGCTGCTGGTGATGGGGCCGTTCAGGTGCGCGTAGATCCAGCGGTGAGCAAGGATGTTGTCCTGTCCAACGTAGAAGAGTCCGTACCCGTGTTTGTTGAGCCGTGCGGTCCATTCCCAGCATTCTCCGTTGACGTTGACTCGCTCCCAGAAACGTTCTTCCGGGGGTCGAACGGCTCGGGGCTTGCGCGGCTTCTTGTCTGGTCCTCTCACCATTCGATAATTGTAAACCCTATACGAGTGAAGTGCAAGAGGTGAACTGACATGGAACCCGCCCCGTCACCTGTGGACGTTGGCATTCTCGCTGAGGCAACCATCTTCGCCGTTGTCATTGGTGTCGTGGTCGCTTTCGGTGTGATCGGTCTGATAGCGGCGCTGCTACTGCGAGCAGCCCGCCATCCCATGCCAGTTCCCCTGATCGCTCCGCTGGCAATGCTCGCGTTGGTGGCGATGCTCGTAGGTGGGTTGGTGGATTCCGCGCAGGAACTGATTCCGATTGCTGGCGCAGCGGTAGGTGCGTTGGCTGCTGTTTTGACGAGTGTGTTCAACGCAGACAAAAAGAAAGGCAAGGACGATGAGCGAACCGACGATTGAGGACTTCGAAGAGGAGTTTGAGCCTTTGAAGTTTGAGGACGGGCATGAGGAGGACACTGATGACGAAGCCTAAGAGTGGAGCGGAAGCGATCCGCTGGTTCCATCATCAGATTGATCATCCGTCAAAGGACTGGACACATTTGTGCCAGTCCTCAGTTCGCACAAGCCTGGGTCTTCCAGCGTGGGCACCGTCTGCCCGTAAAGCGTTTGAGGCTACGCCTGACCGTGAGGTGCACCGAGTGCACCACTGGCAGGAGGTGCCACCGGGGGCAATCATGTACGGGTTGCTGGATCACACGTATGGCCATGCCTGGTTGGCTGGCCATAAGGGTCACGGCTTCAGTATTGATTACAAGCGTCGGGGAAAGATTGACCGTGTCCCGTTGCTGTTGCCGCATTGGACACATAACCAAGGTGTCTATTGGTCTACCTGGACTCCGTTTGGTCACATCGATGTTGATGTTGATGACGCTTGGTGGCCGCACTACCACGACAAGCATTTCCCTCACCATCACGAACATAAGGGTTAGTGATGGGGCCGTTTGATTGGGATCCCGATATGCCTGTTTACACCTACGAAGATGAGGATGCTGAGTAATGCCACAGGATTACACACCAACGACTGGTCTTGCTAGTGGCAAGAAAGTAAAGATTCCTGCCGATGCCGACATTGCTGACGTGGTGAAGGCGTTTAAGGATTACACGGATTCTTTACCGGGCATCGACTGGCGATTCCCGGCTGGCCGCAATGACGTATCCATCAATGAAACTAATGCTGAGTTCGCGGCACGGTTTAACCGCATCCCTGCCCAGTGGGACCCGGAGATGGGTTCTGGTGGTGCCACGGCTGCTCTCGCCGCTAATGACTCCGGCGAGGGCAACATCTTCGACATTGATAGTCCTGGGACATGGCTGTATGTTTCCGCTAAGTCCACTGATGATGCGGCGGCGACGTATGCAATGCCACCGGACCCGGACTCCATGAACACGTTGCTGAAAACTAAGTCGGCTACAACAGCAGCTGATTTCACCACTGTTGAGATTGGCCCAAGTGCGGCGATGGAAGCGAATTTGAAGCTGGGTGACTGGTTCGTTATTGAGAATGGTACGACAACCACACAGATATTCCTTCCCTTAATGCTGTGGGGGGCTAGTGCGCCTGACTACTCCGTCACCTCGGGTATGGCTGCGTTAAATCCGGGCGAGGCTGCTCTGTACGTTGTTACTGCGGAGCGTTCCGGTGCTGGCAACGGCGACGGGGAGATCTTGGGCATCCCGTTGACGAGTCCCGTGGCTACCAAGATTACCAAAGCCACCACTGTTCCCGGAGCAGGCGGCAATGACGGCGACGTTTGGCTGGTTTATAAGCCATGAGCCAGCATGTGAATGTCGGCGGTAGTTGGAAAGAAGTTACCACTACCTATGTGAATGTTGGCGGCACATGGAAAGAAGCAACCGAAGGTTGGGTGAATGTCGGCGGCACATGGAAGAAAGTGTGGCCTACTAATCCGTAGGGCATCGACCCAGCGACAGGGAAGCCACGTCCCTAAAGACCGGGTAGTTAGTTATTAATGAAGGAGCATTAATGCCTCAAACAATCACTGGTGCCCTAAGTGGGCACAGCTACACAATCCCAGAACTCACCGATTCGGCGCATGTTGTGACTGCATTCGAGGATTTCGCAAACACCATACCTGCGTACCCGCAGGTGCGGATGGATGTAGCGCATGTCACTGCTGATGTGCCTGCTGCTTCCGTGCAGAAGGTGTACTTCGTTGAAACGGCGGCACCGTCAACAGTAACGTTGCCGGATGTCGGCTTGGCGGACGGTGACCGGGTTGTCGTCTACCAGTTGGGTGACGGGATTGTTTCCTTCCTTCCGGGTGCCACCCCGGTGGGTGGGGGAATCCCGAACACGGGATCCAAGTACAACTCGTGTACCGCGACGTACCTGGGTGGGAAGTGGTACTTCGCCCCTTTTGGCTATAGCGGTACCCTGCCATCTGACTCTATTGGCGGCGACGAGATCGTTGACGCAGTGGATCCTTCGGATGGTAAGACGTACCGCTACCACATTTTCCGCACTGTAGGTCCTGCACTGTTTACGTCCGCCCTGAGGGGGCAGACGGTTGAGGTGCTTACTGTTGGTGGTGGCTCCGATGGGGAGACTTCTTCCTACACCGCTGCCGGTTTAGGTGGCGATGGGGCTGATCTAACTGAGGGTTCTGTCACTGCCAACTATTACGACATCTACACCCTTGAGGTTGGCGGTAAGGATTCACCTAGCCACATCAACCTGCCGTCAGGGAAGGTGACTGCTGATGGTGGTACGGGTGTGCGTGCTCCTGGTGATGACGAGTTGCCTTTGTCGCTTCGTCCTGGCTGGGCTTCAGTGTTGAAGATTTCCGATGTCTGTGGGTCTGGTGCTGATGGTGTTGGGCCAGTGGACGGATCCACGTTCGGTGCTGGCGGTGGTGGTGGCTTCAAGCTGAAGGAACCCTATAAGCAGCAGTCGTACACGCATACGTGGACGACGGGTGGGGCGTACGACTATGACTGTTCGTATGGTGCTCGGGGTGAGCAATATCAATCTGGGACGAACAACATCACGGGTGATCAGCGACCCTGTAATCCGTGTCCGGGACACGCCGTCATTTGCCATGGCCCGTGTCAATGCAACTTCGCGTGGCATGACTCTAGCGGAAGAGCGCACTGGGGTGAGCGAGGACAGATGGGTTGCCCTGGTGGCTGGCATGTGTGTGGCTGCAACTGCTGCACCTCTCAACCCGTGTATTCAACCCGATACCACTGCGACAGCGGTGGATCCCTTTCGGGTTCCACCTGCCACAAGACGTGCCGTGGCGATAACACTCAGCATCACAGCGAGACTCGCTGGACTGACTGCGTCTCCGGCATGGCACCGGACGCTGACCGGAACTGTAAGGACACCCGCCCGGAGGGTAAGGGTTCAGGCAAGACAGGTGTCGTTGTTGTGCGTTACGAATTGACGACCCCACCGGCGGGTAACTTCCGCTCGCTGAACGTGGCCGGGCTTCCCGGCATTCCAACCATCTATTAGGAGAGATGATGAGCGAGAAATCTCGCAAAGAAATAGCGAAAGAACGTTGGGACATTTGCACACAGTGCCCTCGTTTCTTCAAGCCGACGGGAACCTGCAAGGAATGCGGATGCTTCATGCGCATTAAAACGCAGATCCCATCCGTTAAGTGTCCTATCGGGAAGTGGTGACATGGACATCATCTCAAACCGCATTGGTGTGCCGTCTCTCGTTGAAGAGGACGGCACTGTTGTTTACCTGGCAAACGCTGAGATCGATAACTTGACTGCCATTGATCTTGATGACCCGACAGTGATTGACGGGCTTTACGAAAGCATCAAGGTTGCCGTGAGCAACCTTGCTCCGATTGATCCAACTCTTGGGATAGGCGATTGGATGCAGAAGTACAACGAGTTTGCGTTGATCAATGAATTTCAAACAGCCTTGTTTGTTTTGAACCAGGCTCGCATGGGTAGTCATCGGATTCGCGAGGAGATGGATGATGAGTAACTGCACGACGGGATGCAAGACACAGGATCATGCTTCCTACGGAGAGTGCCTAAGGTCGAACACTCCAAGTGTTCGTAACAGCACCCAATCCAAGAGCGGTTTGTATTCAATGGAACAGCGGAACGCTCAAGAGATCAGTGAGTACAAGGCTGCTCGCGCCCAGGGTATTCAACCTGCTGGCACGAAGTTGCATCAGATCCGTAACGCCGTTGAGCAGTCGCGTAAGGCTGACGCTGCACTGACCTTGAGGAACTAGTATGAAACTGTTTGGCGAGATGGTGGAAGAGACCGCAGGTTACCTGCGGTCTTTTGTTCGTGACCAGGAGATCAGTACTCATCTGACGAAACCGATCCAGGGTGCACCGGGTGCGTCGAAGGTCGTTGTCGCTGATGCTGGTGTTGTGAGCCGTGGCCGTATCCAGATTGACGACGAGTTGATCTGGGTGGACAAGGTTGACCGCAACACTAACTCTCTCGAGGTCCCGCCGTATGGGCGTGGCATGGATGGGACGAGTGCTGCTGACCATGAGTCTGGGACGAGGGTGATTGTTGCCCCGTTGTATCCACGTAAGTTCTTGAAGGACACGTTGAATCAGACGATCCGCCAGGTTGGTGCCCAGCTGTATGGGGTTGAGCAGTTGACGTTGACGGCTAACCGGATGGATTTCAAGTACGAGCTGCCGTCGTATGTGCGTGACGTGTTGACGGTGATGACGAGCGCGAACGGGTACTACTCTGACCCGATCTACTTGCGGGATTGGACGTTCGATAAGTCTGCCCCGTTGAACGTGTCAACGACGGGTAAGGCGTTGTACCTGTATGACGACTGGTGGGATTACAACAACGACCTGACGATCACGGTGTCTCGTGACCCGATGACTCTCACGGGTGACTTCCAACCTTTCTCTGACACGTTCCTGCCGGAGAGTGCGGAGGACATTCCTGTGCTGGGTGCTGCTGCTCGTTTGCTGTCTACGTCTGATTCGTATGACCTGCAGACGAGAGCGGTGGAAGCTAATACGCTGGATTCGAAGGTGCCTGTCAGTGCTGCCCAACAGCAGTCGAAGTATTTGCAGGCGTTGTTTATGCAACGCCTTGAAGAGGAACGTATGCGTCTACTTAACTCCACTAACAACCGGGCGAGGTATTACCGATGAAGATGAACTACACGAACACTGCACCTGATGCGGAGTTGATTGCTGCTGTCTCGGGGAGTGCCACAACGTTGAACGTTGACAACGTGACGGGATTCCCTGCGGTTCCGTTCTATGTGATTGTTAACCCTGACGTTAGCGAGGAAGAAGTTGTGCGGGTCACCGCTGTCAGTGGCACCATTCTCACTGTTGAGCGTGGCATAAATGATCAGGGTGTCGCTTCTGGTTCCGGTAACTCTCACGCCATCGGTACCCGTGTGCTGCATGGTGCTGTCGCTTCGGACTTCAACAACTTGGCTACTGTCTTCGATGCTCTCGCTGATCCTTCGCAGCCGGGTGCTGTTCAGCCACCGATGGTGAAGCCTTCGGGTGGCTTGGTGTGGGGTGACTTGCTGTGACCCAGTTTCTGAACGATGAGATCCATGACGTACCTCACGACCTGTATGTCGTTCAGAACACTTCCGACTTCGATTCACCCGAGTTCGACGCTGACTACATCATCACTGGCATTAAGTGGTTGAGTGCTGCCAGTGACGAGTACCCGTATCAACGGACGTTGACGAAGGTTCTGAAGGATCAGGTTGACACCTCGGATGAACCTGGCGATAACAGCTTGCAGGGTTGGTGGACGAGAAGCCAAACGGACTGGTCTGGTGGTGCAGGCCAGGAGTATATGGAGCCAGCGACGGATGATCTGGTTCGCCGCATGTTCTGGCGTTCGGCTGGTGTTGATGTGTTCACTCGCCCTGGGTTTGTGCGACTTCTCCCTGAGGCACGGTATGGAGTTGGGGAGACACAGTGGAGGCCGGGGTCTGTCACGCATCTGGCTAAGTTGCCTGGCGGGTGGGTATGGACGGTTGACAACCGTGCCTGGTTTAGCGTTGATGGCAGCACATGGGAAGTTCAGGGTCAGGGCGGGGCGAAGGCTAGTTTCACAACGGCTGTAGCCGCCGGGGAACACATGCTTTTGGGTAGACCTGATGAGGTTGTCATCCATCACTGGAAGACCCATAACCAGAATCACATTACTGGTTTCACTGGTGTGCCGGTGCTGACGTGGGTGAAGCAACGTTTGATGTTGAGTGTCGGTGACAAGGTGTGGGAGATCCCAGCCGGTGACCTTGCTGCGGATGTTGACTTGTCCAGTAAGACCCCCATCGTGGACATGAAGGATGCTTCGTGGGCTTTCGTTGGGGCTACAGGGACACCGTCAAGCATTCTGCTTGCGGGTAGTGGTGGTTCTGGCTCTGCGATTTTGTCGCTTGTCTTGGACAACAAGGGTGCCCTTCCAACGTTGACTGCCCCGATTGAGGTGGCACAGTTCCCGAACAATGAAAAGATCTTAGGGATTGCTTCTTATCTCGGCACTTATATTGGGATCCTCACGGACAAGGGTGTCCGTGTGGGCACGGTGTCTGATGGTGGTGGCCTGGTTTACGGCCCACTGATTGGTGCACCTTCGTCTGTTGGTGACGGTAACGACATCAGCATGTATGACAGGTTCATTTTCTACCCGGTCGCTGACGCTGGCGATGGTCGTGGTGGTATGGCGATTGTTGACTTGTCCACTGCGGATGAGGATGGGCGTAACGCTTGGTCTACGTGGATCAGGGTCCCGAAGGACGCCGGGATGGTTGTTGACGCGATTGTCACGGGTGAACGTAAGGCGATGCTGGTGTCGGTCCGTGTTGGTTCTGGTGGCCAACAGGAGGTGATGCGTTGGGAAGCTGACCCTGATGTTGCTTTGGAAGAGAAGGGTTGGTTGAGCACCTCGTGGGTTCGGTACGGGACCCTGGAGAAGAAGTATTTCGATGAGGTGAAGGTTGTGTGCGACCCTCCGATGGCGGGTCGTGTTGGTGTTTTCGCTTTGGATGACGAGGTGACCTCCACGAGCCTTGGTCATTTGACTGCGGAGATTGGGCAGGAGGCTACGTTCAAGGTGAACGGACGTAAGTCCGTCACCGATATGGCGTTGCGTTTCGAGCTGGAAAGGTCAACGTCTGATGTGAAGAGTGGGCCGGTGTTGGCGGCTTGGAATCTTCGTGCGTGGCCGAGTGTGGATAGTCGTGGTGAGACGGTGGTGTTGCCGTTGTTGTGTTTCGATTTCGAGCGTGATTCTTTTGGTGTGAAGGTTGGCTATGAGGGTTATGCGAAGGATCGGTGGAATGCTTTAGTCGATGTGTTGAGTGAGGGCACTGGCGTGCAGGTGGTGGAGCAGCACTCTGGTTTCAAATACACGGCTATTGCTGAGGACGTTACGTTCACTCAGGTCGCTCCACCGACGGGTGCGTCAGGGTTTGGCGGTATCACCCAGGTTATGTTCAGAACCACATGAGGAGAATTAGTGCGAATAAAGAATAAGAAGATTGTCCTCCCGACCCTTGCGGTCGGGATGCTGCTCGGTGGCGGTGTCGCATTCGCGGCTTCCGGCTCTCTCAACACCAGCCAGCTCGGTTCCGGCTCAGCGTCGGTGTCCACATGTGACTCTGCATGGGACTTGGGATTCGGTACTCCGGTTTATGACGCTGGTACCGCTACCTATCGCGTTTCGACTGTTGACTTCTCTAACGTGGCGGCTGGCTGTAATGGTCAGACGCTTGCCGTGACTGTCGTCGATGGGTCGAATGCGTCCTTGGCTGATGGCACTGTCGCTATCGCGGGAACGACTGGCACGGTAACGCTCAGCACGTCAGTTGACGCTGCAGCTACTACTAGCCTTGTGTCGGCTATTTACCAATGAAAGCATTGCCCTTGGCTTTGGGTGTTGCTGTTGCTGCCATTGCCACTTCTAGTGTGGCTTATGCGGCGGGTGCGACTGTTCGGGTGAGCGCACCTCCAGCGGTTGATAGTTGTCTAACGCCTGAGTTAGAGCCGGTGATAGTTGAGGTTCTTGTGGAGGTGCCCGTGGAAGCGGAGCCAACACCAGAGCCAACACCAGAGCCAACACCAGAGCCAACCCCGGAGCCAGTCATTGAGGAATCTGTTGAACCGTCCGAGACGGTGGAAGAGGTAGTAGATGAGCCAGTTCTGGTACCTGGGACCGGGGGACCAACACCCAGTGATTGTTCAGGTGAAGACGAAGTTGGGTGTGTTTCCGATTGATGACGAGTTCACTGACCAGCTTGCTGCTCGCATACGTGGGTGGAGGAAGCTCCACGGTGAAGACCCGGATGACATCTTCATAGATGCAGCGACCTTGCAGGCTTTAGGCCTGTAAGGCTGAGAGGGGAGGCTTAGGCCTCCCCTCTCTTTTCGCGTTTAGTCCTGGACCTGGAACGTGGAGCGTCGTTTCTTGTTCGTGGTGGATAGCCCGAACTGTTTCTCCATCGACTCGATGCACCGAGTACAGAGGTCTCCCACTGTTCTCAGGCCGTCGGATCTTTTGGCGTCGATGTGGACGACTTCTCGTTTGGCGGACTCGATGGTTCCGCAGGCGTCACACAGCCTTGTCGGTATTACGGCCATGGCCTTCTCCTAAGTACGTCACGTTGTCGGCTTGTAAGGAAGGATACAGGGGCCCGGATCGGGCCTGCTTGTCCCGCTCCGAACGGTCAACGTCGATGCCGATGTACACCTCGGACTGGTATTGGGATTTGTGGTGCAGCCAACTGGCGACCTGTCGGAGGGCTCCGTCGTATCCGAGGCGTTTCTTCTCCATGAACACGGCGGCAGCTGCAGAGCGCCTGAGGGTGTGCATTCCGGCTTTAGTTGTCGGGTATCCCATCTTCCCTAAAATCCTCTGTATGGGCCTGCTGAGACCTCCTGGGCCCAGTCCACGGGTGGGGCACATCTCGTACTCTTGCCACCTGTTGGTGAGCTTCATCTGCGGGAGCAGATACCAGTCGTCCTGAAGCTCCCCATGTTGCTGGGCGTAGGCGATCAGGTACCGGCGGAGCTCGGCATCGAGCTCCGGGCTGATGGGCATCTGGTCATACTTCCCTGACTTATGAACGTGGACTCCAATCCAACCTTCGTTCAGGTTGATGTCACCGAGTCGGATGCTTCGGGCTTCCGACTCTCGGGTCATCAGGTAGATCCCGATGGCCACAGCCATTCGGTCTCGACTGTTGGTGGCGGCATTCAGCAGGGCAGGGAACTGCCCCAAAGGAATGCGGAGCTTGGGTGTCTCAGGCTTCGGCTTGACCCGCTGGCCAACCAGCGGATCGAAGTCAATGGGGACGTGCTTGCGTTGCCTGGCCCACTTGAAGAAGTTCCGCAGGGCGGAGAAGTACAGGTTGTAGGTGCCGGGGCTGTTCGGGTTCATGGGCTTGGAACGCAGGAACTCGTCCATCACTTCCGGGGTGATGGTCTTGATGTTGATGTCACCGAGGTGGGCGATCAACTTCTTCAGAACTTTGGTGTCGTTCTTGACGGTGGACTCTGACCAGCCGTTGCGGCGGTAGGCCAGGTAAGCGTCGATGGCGATGCTCAGTTTCATGGTTGCTCCTCTGTGGTGCGCGACTCGCGCACCGTTGTTTGGTTGTCTTGTTGGGAATCATACTAACCCAGTGCGTGGAATGCAAGAACCCATCAAAGGTAACCACGGTAACCATACCGTGGTGCGTACTTGGGCAAACCGGGCACGGTCCACGAGAGAAAACTCTGACCGTCGATTTTTTTGGGTAAAGGGGCATCCCTGTCATACACTGCAAACATGCCAGCGAAGAGATTGTTGCCATCGGACTCCACCCTCAAGAAGTGGGTGGAGGAAGGGCTGTCTCACCAAGACATCGTGGACCGGGTTTTGGAAAGAGAAAATGTCGTTGTTTCCAAGTCTGGTGTAGCCGCAGCCCTATCAAGGGCTGGGCTTACCAACCGCATCCGCTACGACAAGCATGTTCCGTGGACACCGATCCGGCCAGACCACGCACGGGCGTATCCGTTGACGATGCTGCGGTACCTGGCCCGGCGAGATGCCGGGGAGCAGCTGCTGCCACAGACAGGGGAACGACTGAACTCGTGGCTTGAGCGTCTTCGTGAGGAAGACGCGGTCGTGGACTACGACTACAACAGCGCCCAAGGTTTCATTTACCGGAGACGAAAGAAGGGGGATCTCGATGATCCCCCGATCAGGCCGCCGAAGAAGACCTGAGTTACCAGAGCTCGGCTTGCCGAGCGACGCCTCGCTCTGTTCCCCCGTCAGGAGCCGGACCTATGTCCCGGCTCCTCCTCCGTTCTCCGCTTCGCTCGCTTGCATCCGCCGCTCGCTCAGTGTAATGAGGACTATGAAGCCTTTCCTGGCTGAGCGCAAGTGCGACACAAGCACTTGTTACCAAAGTGTTATTCCTTTCAAGACGACACGCCGAAAGTTTCTGTTTGGTACTTGCGTCTGTCACACCCAGGCTTTATGGTCAGTGACCTGCCAATGGATACGGAGGAAAAATGATGGAACAGTCGACCGTTCTGGTTGACGGGGAGCACATCTACGCAACCCAAGACAGTGACGGGATCCTCGTCACGTACAGCGACAAGTGCCCTGTTCAAGAACTCAGCACGATCCTCGTCCTGGCCGCTAATGCCGGACTGGACATGAACGACCAATGGTGGGACACCCAAGAAGAACGTCACGTCCTGACGTTCGGGAACAAGGAGATCGAATGACACCGGACAACTATTCGTTCAGCCAAGTTAACTCTTGGCTGCACTGCCCAAAGCAGTACCAACTGTCACGGCTCCTGGGTGCACCACAAACACCGAGCGTGTGGCTGGCAGCAGGCACCGCTCTCCACCAAGCCATCGAAACAATCAACCGAGCACATCATGAGAGGACAAAGAAATGAGCATCAAAGCTCCCGCGTATGAGATCCGTATCGCAGCCGAGTTCTACGGCGACAAGTGGTACCCGTTAGGCAGCGACACTCCGCTGCCGAAGGAATCCATCGTAGAAATTTACGACGGCGGCATCCATGGGGCTGAGGATTTGGCATGATTGCAAGTTCCTCGCACGACTTCACAGATGTTTGGGCTAACGCCTTGGCGACACAGGTGGAGCGGGTCAGCGGCAGCAACCCTGACCTGCCCACGTCGCAATGGCGACGAGCCGGACGGAAGACAACAGCGAAGCCACACGGGGAAGACCTGGAATGGTGGCAAGCCGAAGGTCTCCAACAGCTCAACACTTACTACGAGTGGCTATCGAGTAGCGACTGGACTTTCGTTGAACACAACGGTGACCCGTTGATCGAGTTCAACGTGTCCGGGAACCTGGGCGACAACTACGTCAAAGGCTTCATCGACTCCGTCATGACAGACGGAGAGAAGACGATGCTGATCGACTATAAGTCCGGGTCGCGCACACCATTTGGGCTCATGCAGCTCGGCGTCTACCGCATTCTGCTGCGGAACCTGACTGGTGTGGACGCCACGCATGGCGTGTTCTGGATGACGAGGAAGGGTGAACCAACCGAGCCAGCACCACTGGATCGGTACACCAACGACTACGTCTCCAACATCTTCGCGCAGTTTCACTCCGCAGTGGACAACCGAGTGTTCATCCCGAACGAGGGATCGCACTGTTGGTCCTGCGATGTTCGCTCCGCCTGCTACATCCAAGGCGGCGTCGATGCATGGAAGTGGGACCCCGACCACCCGCAGTACGGAGGTGGCAAGTGAGCGAGTGGGACGACTACATCTGGAACGAAGAACCGATGGCGATGCTGGAGAACGAGTTCACTGTGTTCTGGAATCGCATCTGCGATTCGATGTGGGAAGACGACTCCGAAGACATCGATGACGTGACCGTCACAGGTGCACCGTTCTGCGGCTGCAGCGTCTGCAGTGCCAGAGAAACGTTCGCATTCCTGATGCCCAGGTTTATTGACCTGTGGGAATCAGGCGACATCAAGCTTGCAACAACGCAAGAACCCAACAAAGAAGGAGCAGTCAATGTCGATGAGTGAAGCGCCGTACTCAGTGACCACGAAGGTGGGCACTGATTTGCTGACCGTTCGTGGAAGTTCAGCGGACGAGTTCGTTGAGAATCTCACGAACCTCAACGAGAACCCACTGTTCGCTGATGCCCTCGCGACTTTCCAGTCGCTCGGCGGTGGCGTGTCAGTGCAGCAGGCGGTGGCTAACGTGAAGGAAGCCATCCCCGGCACCACGGAAGTTGGCGGTGAGCCTGAGGTTGTCACCAACCAGAAGGGGACCCGCTACACCTACAACCATCCCGATGCACCGGCGACCGCTGACGGTCGCAAGATGCTCCTGATGGAGGGCTCGAACGCTAAGGGCCCGTTCCGTGGATGGGTGGACCCGACGCAGGGTCCGAAGCCTGCCACTCCAACGGAGAACAAAGAAGCTACTCGTTGGATTAAGTAGTGAAGCGTCTATCGCAACGTCGGCGGAAGGGGACATCTGCGGGTGTCCCCCTCCCCGACTTCTTTCCACTGTTGAAGGCGAACGATATTCGCCTGCGTCGTGGTCAGGTAACTGCGGTGGTTGCTCAACCGAACGGCGGCAAGAGCCTGTTTGCGATGTTCGCTGCGATGAAGATGCAGGTGCCGACACTGTTCATCAGTGCCGACACTGACGAAGCGACGATGCGTATCCGAGCTGCAGCGTCACTGCTGCAGACCGAATGCAAAGAGATCGAGGAGATGATGCAGAGCTCAGGCGCTGTCATCATTGACGCGGAGATGGAACAACTCGATGACTTCCTGTTCTGGAGTTACGAGCCGTCGCCGAACCTGGAGTACATCGAGCAGGAGATCCTGGCGGTGGATGAAGTGCTTGGCCACTTCCCCCACCTGATCGTCTTGGACAACTTGATGAACGTTGCTCACTCCTCGGACGCTGAATGGCAGGAGATGCGGGCCACCATGGCTGCACTCCACACGCTAGCGAGGAAGACGGACAGTTGCGTGATGGTTCTCCATCACGTTTCCGAGAACGACTCACGTCCGTTCCTACCCCCGCCACGCAAAGCCATCCAAGGAAAGGTGTCGCAGCTGCCGGAGCAGATCCTGTCGGTAGCGATGAACCCGAAGGATGGGCTGTTCAAGATCGCAGCAGTGAAGAACAGGCACGGTGCTCACGATCCGACAGGTGAGGAGCACGTCACGTTGTGCGTTGATGCTGCACGGATGTCCCTGTACCAGTCCCAGCAGGACATGCAGCGGGCGAAGACGATGTTGGAATACCAGTGAAAGGAAACGCCCATGCCTATCTGCTCACCATGCCTCGCCGGAGGCAGGGCCAACAAAAGGTTGGCGCTGCTCACCGATGAAGGCGACCTTGAGGGCGCTGACCAGGCTCGCGTTGATGCCATGGAGCATCATTCTCATTGCGTGGGAAGCAAGCAGTGTGTTTGTCAGCACGCAGTCGGATACGGACTCATCAAGCGATAACCCTTTGAAGCTCCTGTTGTCGATGGAGCTTGACGGTACGGACTTCACCTGGATGGGGCCAACCACGGTGTGTGTGTGCGGCGGAGAGCTGTGGCACATCGTGTGTTGGTTCGATCCGGTGGATCGAGAAGTCGGTGGACGGTTCTTGGAGATGCAGTGTGTGAACTGCGGATCGTATTGCAAGAGCCCAACGCCAATAGATTGAGAGGTGCACGATGTTAGAGACACTCGCGTTGGCCGCTGCAGTAGCGAGCGGCCCTGACCACATCACGCTGCTTGATCGCAGCGTGAACATGAAGAAGCCTGCTACTGGTGCTTTCGGTGATCAGATTGGTTCCGCTGCCAGGGTCCCGAAGAAGTGGCGACCGTTCGCCAGGTGTGTGCTTGACCGTGAGTCCGGTGCGAACCTGGAGAACTTGAACTCCGGTGAGGGTGCGAAGAACCCACGCTCGTCAGCTTCAGGCCGATTCCAATTCTTGAATAGCCAGTGGCAGCACGGCGGTTCCTTCATGGTGAAGGACCGCCTGGTCACGTTCGGTGTTCCGAAGTCTCACGCCAGCAAGGTGCGGAAGAAACTTGGCCGCACTCCGATCCATAAGTGGGACGGGCATTTTCAGCAGGCCCTGTTCAACGAGGTGGTTCGTCGGGGTGGCTGGTTCCACTGGCGTAACGGTGACCGCTGCGACGGTCAGCGGCCATGAGTGAAGAACCGATGAGTTACTGCGCGGAATGCAACAAGACCGCGAAAGCATCACAGTACGCATGCTTTTGTGGAGCGTGCGTCGTTTGCGATTGCGACCAGCCAACTGAAACTGTCTTGCCGAACGGGAGGACGTACACCCGATGAATTTCCTAATCGCAGTTATTGATGAGTTGATCTTCAGGCCACTTTTGTGGCTGGTCAACTGGAAGCCAGACATATCCAACCCGTACATACACAAGGAGGAACAGTGAATAAGTACCGCAACAGTGTGACCGTGTACAGCGACGAGCCCGTCGATGTTCTTGCGTTGGCTAAGGCCATGCAGAAGTTTGGCCGTGTCGCTGATGTGTCTAGCCACCCCGTCTCTAAGTGGGATGGCGAGGGTTACTTCGATGGCGAGGGAGAAGGAGAATGAACCGTCCGAAGAATGTGGAAGTGCGAGGCTTCGCAACTATCGAAGCCCGCATCACCTGCGTCGCAGACATCCTGGATCTCGCCGAGTACTTGAAGTATCTCGGTGTTGAGGAAGCTGCGGAGACTGACTGCGATGCAGGGAAAGTGTGGGTTGATCTGCACGAGACTGCAGTGACTGTCGAAGACATCGAATGCAGCAGCCATGTCCCCGTCAAAGGGCAGATGCACTTCGATCTGTTGCTCCCACTGCATGACTGCGACAGTCGCCCAGTGGAAGAGCGGAAGACCCACGGGGCTGTCCCGCAGTACGACTTCCCCCGCAAAGACCGAGGCATCGAATGCGTTTGCGGTGACGTCGACTGTCCGATGGATTGGAGAGTCAGTGCTGGATATCGATGAGCACGAACACCGGACGCAAGGCCCATACGAGCCTTGCGAACTGTGCGGCCTGCCCTGGGAGGAGCTGGGTGATGACTGAGCAAAAGCACAAGCCGTTGTACCTCACCTGGCGTGGCCGGATGGTGTGCGAGATCTGTGGAGTTGAGGAGAAGGATCATGCCTAGCAAAGGCAAGGCGAAAGGCAGTGCTGCTGAACGTGCAGTCGTGACGTGGCTCCGGGACCAAGGCTGGATCGGTGCCGAGAGAACCAGGGCTGGATGGCAGGACGACCGAGGTGACATCGATGGTGTCCTCGGTGTCACGTTCGAGGTGAAGAACCAGCAGCGCATGGAGTTGGCGCAATGGGTGGAAGAGCTACTCGTTGAGATGGTCAACGGTCGCAACAACGTTGGGGCCGTTGTGCATAAGCGTCGTGGAACTACGGATGTTGGTGACTGGTACGCCACCATGCCGGTGTGGGTGTGGGCGTACCTGCTGAAGCAGGCGGGTTACTGATGATTATGGAATGGGCCGAGAGGGCCAACTGCATTGGCACTGACACGAACGGTTGGTACTCTCCTGATCAGGGCAGTAAGCAAATACCTGACAAGGGTGAGTTAAAGCGCATCTGTGACAGGTGTGAGGTGATTGACCAGTGCCTGGAATGGGCGGTCAAGCATGAGACCCATGGCTTCTGGGCTGGCACGACACCGGATGACCGACAGCGGATGCGCCACACCCGGGGCTTGTGGGTTGACGATCCGATGTATTGGGACAAGGGCAGGTGGGCGAAAGTTGGACGAGGATGACAAGGCTGCCTTATTGGCAGCCGTGTTCGATCACTATGACCTTGCTTACCCGCGAGGGTACGGGGACCGGAGCTGCAAGTGCCCGGTCCATGAGGACACTCACGCATCCGCGAGTGTCAATACCGAGACTGGATTGTGGACGTGCTTCGCCTGCGGGTCAGGCGGGGATGGGTTCACGATCATCGAGATGAAGGAAGGTGTGGGCTTTGCAGACGCTCACAGAATCGCAGAGGGAATTCTTGGCGGAAGCGACTCAGGCGTACGCCGAGAGTCTTCTGAACTCTTCGGCAGCAGAGTATCTAGCAAGCCGAGGAATCGACCCCGAAAGGGCGAGGGATACGTTCCGCCTTGGTCACGTCTCTAACCCACTGCCGTCACATGAACGGTTCAAGGACATGCTCGCGATCCCATACATCGCGAAGTCAGGTCCGGTCGGGTTTAAGTTCCGTCGCCTTGACGACAACGGCCCGAAGTATCTGGCCCCGGAGAACAGTCGTGTTCGACTGTTCAATGTGACGGACGTGTTCGTGAACCATCCGCAGGTGTTGATTGTGGAGGGTGAGTTGGATGCGGTGACGGCGAAGCTGGCTGGTGTGCCAGCTGTCGTCGGTGTGAGTGGTGCCCAGAACTGGAAGCCGCACTTCGCTCGCGTGTTAGATGGGTTCGAGGAAGTCATTGTCTGCGTGGACAACGACTTGGATAAAGAGTCAGGACAAAACCCTGGTCAGCAGTTAGCTCAGAAAATTCTCAAAGATATTCCACATGCACGAAACGTTGTAGTCAGTAGCGGTCTGGACATTAATGCCTTATACTTACTTAAAGGACACGAAGGCCTGTTCTCCACCCTGGGAATCAAGGTCGAACCTGAAGAACCAATGGAGTAACCGTGTCCCTTGACCAACACCCCGCTGTTCGCAACCTGGGCAGCGGGGTTTCTTCTATCGACCTTGCGGATCTCATCAACCAACTATCCGAACGGGCTCGGCGTCGCGTCATCACCATCGGTGAGACGCAGTACGGGGGCGCTGTTCAGAAGTTCGAAGAGATGAGTCCTGAAAAAATTTTCGACGAGTTACTTGACGAGGTTGCCGATGTCTACGCCTACTCCGCCTTCCTCGTTATACATGCAATGGCTATCCGCAACAAGTCTCACGGAGTTCGAGGAGATGATCAATGAGCAGGCGGATAGTGATCGTGCCGGACCTTCAGGTCCCGTTCCACAGTAGGGGTGGGGTCGAAGCTCTCGCCCAGTTCATCGAGGACTACAAGCCTGATCAGGTCGTCTGTGTTGGCGACCTGATTGACATGCCCCAGATCTCACAGTGGACCAAGGGCACGGCGGGTGAGCACACTCGTGACCTGCACAAGCACAGGAACCAGGCCATCGAAGTGATTGACATGCTGCAGATCGATGTGATCTCCCGTGCCAACCACGAGGACAGGCTCTGGAAGAGCCTGAGCCAAAGGCTGCCGGGTTTGCTGGACTTGCCTGAGCTCCGCATTGAGAACTTCCTGAAGCTCGATGAGATGAACGTGGTCTATTCGCATGAGCCTTTCAAGTTGGCCCCTGGTTGGTACTTGCTTCACGGTGACGAGAGTGCACAGTCATCGAAGTCGGGAATGACAGCCAGCAACCTGAGCCAAAAATTAGGCGCCTCCGTGGCCATAGGCCACACCCACAAGCTCGGGTTGATCCCGACCACCCACATGGTGGGCGGGGTTGTCACTCGAACGGACTGGGGTTTCGAGGTCGGCTGCATCTTGGACTTCAAGTCTTCGGGCTTCAAGTACATGAAGGGCATGGCCAATTGGACTCAAGGGTTCGGGATGTTGCATGTGGACGGGAAGACCGTCACTCCCACCCCGGTTCCGATCATCAACAAGAGCTTCGTTGTGGAAGGCGAGACGTACAGGTGGAAAAAGTGAACGCATGGCCTGATGGCGTGGACGTGGAGAAGCTCGCTGATGCGGTGGCGATTTCATCGGCCCGCGTCTATCGCAGGTACCCAAACCTGAAAGCTATCGATGATCAGGACGTGGCTCAGGAGCTGTGGCTGTTCGCGTGGAAGAAGCGGCTGAAGATCCAGGAGTACATGGACCGTGAGGATCGCAAGTCCATCCGTAAAGGATGGTCTGCGTTGCTGACGATGATGGATCGTGCAGCGGAGCGGTACTGCCAGAAGGCAAAGGCGAAGGAGGGCGGGTACGAGATTCAGGATCTCGTGTTCTACACCCCGGACTCGATCAAGGATTGGCTCGCAGTCCTGGTGCATGGCTCCGGCGTTCTCACGAACCAGGCTGATGAAGAGGTCCGGCATACCAGGCTGGCGAACGAGGCGTACAACCTTGAAGCGACAGTGGCGGACATTCAGTCCGCTCTCGGGAAGCTGGATGTTCTTGATCAGTACATCCTGTTGGAGCATTACGGGCACATGACATCGAGGCGGAAGATCGCCGAGGTGTTGGACATCTCGGAGTCGACGTTAGCTCGGCGGCTCGATGATGGGTTGAAGCAGATGGTCAACCATCTGGGCGGGCAGCGTCCGTGGTGACAATCACCGATGTGTTCCTACTGTGGATAGCCATAACGGGGGCGATGGCTTTCCTGGTTTTGTGGACGGCGTACTGGTACATGTGACCGGGCATGAAAGAACCCCCGAGGTGGGCTTCCCTTCCCAATCGACCGGCGCTCGTAACTGGTCTACCCTCGGGGGTTCTCTCTTGAGAGGAGCGGAAGTGCGAACAACCGCTCCTCTTACTGTACACCTATTGTGAGGTTCTTGCAATCCTCTCCTGCATGCGAGCTTGCCAGTAGGAGTTGTGGCAGGGCCAGCAGCGCCCGCCTGCGTACCGGGTCATGCAGGTGATGTCGGCGTTGCAGTCCGAGCAGTACTCGGGAGTGACCTCGTACTTGCCGTCCCATTCGGTCGATCCGGTCTCATCGATCTGCTTCCGCTGCTCAAGCATCGCCTTCTTGGTAGCTCGGGCGGATGCACACAGACCCAGGAACTCCTGCGGAGGATCGAAGTCTCGGTGGTCGGAGTAGTAGTCAGCGTCGCTGATCATGTCATGTGCACCTTCAGCTGACAGTCGGACGTATACGTGCTGCTTGGATTCGTGAACGACCCAGTCGCCCTCGAATACGAGGTCACGTCCCCAGTGGTCTTCCGGGAAGCGCTTGGGTAGGCGGTAAATGTGCATGTCTTGCTCCTCTCGTTTGGAAACTACAAATACATTGTATCATGCCTGTCAAATCACGATACAACAGGAACGTCGTAGAGCCGCCAGATTCCTGCCTTGGCAGGAGTACCAGGGAAGGGGCTACTGAGCCCTTTAAGGGCCCTCTCAGCCTCGCTACGGCTAAGGTACGGGCCATACAGGCCCGTCTGCCCAGGACCAATCTCCATCCCGACGACATAGAACTCCCGGTCACCAAGGAACCGCTCAAGGACAGCGATCACGCCATCCTTGAGCACCTGGTCCTTGTCCTCCGACGGTTCCGAGACGACCTTGGACAGGGCATCTCGCTCAGCCTTCCTGCTTTGAAGGGCCATCGATGTCCTCCTGTTCCTCCGGGTCGTCCGTGAATTCCCAGCCAGCAATCTCGTACTCGTTCGGGTCACGAGCGTCCAGCTTGTGCGGCTCCATGCAGCGACCGATCAGCAGCCACGCACCCCGCTCATCCTTGCGTTGAGCTCGGGTGTGGTAGTCGCCCATGAATCCGGCATCGAACCGGATCGAGAATTGGAAGCGACCCACCTTCGAGAAGGCCGAGTCTTTCTTCCGGTACTCGTTGGCTCTAGCGTCGGCGCTCTTGTAGCCACGGTCGTCGGGTGGGTAGGCCCGGAGCATCGCCCACTTCTTGGGGTAGCGGGCTATCTGCCGGGCCAGCTCCAGGTTCTTCTCCCGAAGCGGGTTCCTCTTGCGAGGAACCTTCTTCACCCACACGACCTTCACCTTTGGGTTGGGGTTCGGGTCGTTCTCTTTCCTGCGTGGTGGCATTACTCCTCCTCTGTCACGTCAGACAGGGCAGCCAGGGCTTCCTGGTATTCGAGGTCACCGATCAGGTCGGGGTCCTCTGTGCCATGGAACTCGGCGATACCGAACCGCTCATCCATCTGTTGCTTTGCGGTCTCATGTATGGCAACGAGATCGTTGTAGTACTTCGTGTAGTGCTTCGGGCCAGGGCCATTGGGGAAGAGGTCGTATGAATCTTGTAAATGGTCAAGCACGCCAGCTTTCAGCGAGTAGTAGTCGATGCCACTGACAAGATCGTCCATGATCTTCGGCATGTGCTCAGCCCATATCAAACCTCGGTACGGGTAGTCGGCACGCATGTCAACGAACACTTGCTGTTCGTCACCGATGATCATCTTGATCAGGTCACGGTCCCAGCCTCGGACTAGGTAGTGGCGTTCGCCAGCTGCCGCGTCGTCGTGGATAGCCCGACGTTCTTTGTCATCCAGCCAGCCGGGTGCGTTCTTCTTGTCTGGCTCATACGAGGCGAAGGCCGCGAGGCCATCGCGTGTGAATATGTACATCAGTCACTCTCCTTTGTTGTGTCGTGGCACGGGCAAGCACACTCGAAGTGCTTGCGGTACGTGCCTTGCTGCTTATCTGTGCGTTCGATGTTGATGACGACCGGGCACATGCCGTGATCACCAACGCTGCAAAAGCCGAACGGTTTCACCATTGGATCCTCTCTTCGAGAGAGACCGACATGGTCTCGATCTGCTCTGCCTTGTCAGGCTCTTGCATTAGGTGCGAGTCAAGAGCGTTGAGGATGAGTGAGATCTCGGCCTCGCTCATCACGAATGTGAATCGGTTACTGCTCATAGCACTGCTTCATGACTTCGGCGTACAGTTCTTCAGCGTCACGGTTGCCGTCACCACTGAATGCTGCATGCCCAACGAAGTGCTTGAGCCTGCTGATCATGAGGGGACTCAGGGTCAGCGTGATTTCCTTGGCGTCTTCCATCGCTTCTCCATCTCCTTCCGCTTCTTGTATTGGCGCAGCCACTCACGATTCTCCTCCGCTTTCACGGGGTCGTACGGTGCTGCCTTGATTGGTGGTTCGGGGGATCGCCACGGTACTGGTTCGCCTCGCTCGATGCGGCCCACGATCATGGCGATGATCATTGCGATGCCCCAGAAGGGGAGCACAACAACGAGAGCTATCCATAGCAGCCCGGTGCTGATGAATGGCAGCATCGGGTAGGTCCACATCGTGCGGATGAGGATCTCAAGTATGCCAATCACGTCCATGTTTCCAACTCCTCTCAGTGGGGTATCAATCGTGATGGTATCAGACCAAACAGAACCCGGCCCCGAAGGGCCGGGTCTGTTGGCCTCTTGTGTTAGTCGACTCGACGGGCAGAGCGACGGTCAAGGTCGCTCCATTCGGCAAGCTTCTTGCTAGACAGGCCGCTGTTGTACAACTCGTGGATGACCTGAGCCACCCAGTTGGACACACGGTTGCTGCCTACTGCCCGTGACCGGGCAGCCACCATGATCTCGGTGGCGTCAGCCTTCGATAGCACCTTGGCCAAGCGGTCGGCACTGAACTGCGAGTCGGACATCGCCCGGTCCAGGAACAATCCAAGACCCTCAACGATCTCGCGACGGTAGGCAGCCTTCGGCATGTTGTTCTTTGCCAAAGCTTTCGCTGCCCGCAGAGCCTCAACGATCAGGATCTCTGCCTCAATGCGGTTCGATCCCAGCTTCTGAGCCATGCTCAGCAGGCCACCGACACAGGACACCGTGTCCTTCGACACGGTGCTGCCGATTGTGAACCCGGCGATCTTGGCTGCGCTAGCCACGGTCAAGTGGTCCGGGTCCTTGCCCAACACGCCACCCTTGTACTTCTCAATCGGCGAAGCGTTGGCACGCTGGCCGTTGAACTTCAGGTACATGTCGGCCTCTTCTTGCAGTGTGAGGCCGGAGTATTCGAGAGCATCGAACATCGTGTCGATGTCCGTGTCGCCGCTCTCGATACGCATGCGTGTTGCTGCCTGACGGTGGCCACCATCCACGAGAGCCAGGGTTCCGTCGGATCGCTTGGAAACGACGACGAATCCGGCAATCTCGGGCTGCCAGTTGTCTGCCATCTTCTTGACGTGGCTCTTGCGAACTTCACGCTGATACTTCAGGTCGTGCTTCACATCAAGGATGTTTACTTTGCAGGTCCGCTTTTGCATGACCTTCTCCTGTTCTCCCGACCCAGTTGTCGGGCTAGTTCCCTGCCCTGTTGCAGGTATTTGGTTCCCCTGTCGGGGTTCCCCCCCAGGTCGGGGCTAATGCCCCGGCCTGAGAGCCAACCTCGGAAGGTACTTGCAATCATACAGCCGGACTGTGGTCTTGTTCAGGCCACGATCAGGTCGAACGCCTTGGTCTTGAACGAATCGCTCATGCCCATGAGGGCACGCTCGGCACGCCGAGCTTCCTGGTCCTTGCCCTTGACGGACTGGACGTGGTCGCTCCATTCCACGGCTGCGTTCCACAGGCTCCAACCATCAGAACCTTGAGCCCGGTACGGGCTCGTGGTCATCAGGTCGTTCACCTCACGACGTGACTGCGTCACGATGGAGAACTTGCGCTTCTCCCCCGTGCTCATGTCCGCGTAAGGCTTGACGACCAGGTCGGCAGGCATCACGAACAGTTGCTTGAGGATGTCGTTGACGTCCTCCTGTCGCAGGGTCACGGCCTTGAGCGTGGAATACACGGCCTCGGTCATGTCCTGCTGCTCGCGCATGATGCCCAGGATCTGAGCGGTCTGGTTGGCGTCGTTGCTATCGAGCGCAACACGGTGACCGACCTTGGCCTTCTTGTCCTTGGCCGCCCCATCGGAGAAGGCCAGGGTGTTGGAGCAGACCACGCGGATCGGGCTCACGGTGGCAGTCGTGGCACGGGTACCGTCGTGTCCAGTGGACACGGTCAGGTACATCTGCGTCTTCTCGTCACCGAGCAGAGCATCACCGGGCAACTTGATGGTGGCGAACGAATGCGCTCCATCCTTCAGGTTGCCGACCGTTTCCACGGTCGCACCATGACCGAGCAGGTCTTCAGCCCAGCCCCATAGATCGAGCAGGCTGTGCGGCTTGAAGCGTGTGCTCAGCCCACCACCGAAAGCCTTGATGTCAGTAGGCACATCGATGTTCCGGCGAAGCACGGCCTGACGCTCACCGCTCACCTGAACGGCAGCCCCGTCCACGTCTACGAACACGGGCGCTAGTTCATAGGTGTAGCGCATCTGCGCAATGAGCAGCGCCTCTTCCATCGTCACATCGTCGGGCATGACAGTGCCGAGACGATGCCAGCCCGGCTCGCGTACTGCGAGGAACGCTGCGGTTCCGTCTTCTCTGATCTCTAGATTGTGCATTGTGTTCTCCTTGTGTGTGTTGGTACTTCGGTTATGTGTATCTTGACAGGCTCTTTCTATCGCGTCAAGTCGTTATAGCGGCGCAAGTTACGCATCCGCTTTTCGGTCTCGGTCATGGCACGCTCTTGCCCCACCCGGATCCCGTCCTGATGGACGAGGACCAGGGTGGTGGCTGCTGCCAGGAGCACCAGTATCACTAGGACTGCGCTCATGCTGCACCCCTCCAAAGAATGTCCAAGCTTGCCTCGAAGGGCACTAGCCCGGTCGGCTCCATGTACAGGCTGTTCACCATGCGCGCGACATGGTCCCTGACCATCGTGTCGGTTGCCTCAGGGTGATCGGCGCGTGCGTTCTCCAGCATCACGGTCACGTTCCAGCGGACCTGGTCTCGTGTCCAACGCTTGGCCACTGCCTGCCCGATCAGGGTCAGCGTGGCCGAATACACGGCGACGTTCCCCTCATCTGAGAAGAGGCCCATGTAGTGCTCATGTTCGAAAGTGATAGTGCTCATGCTTGCTCCTCTCGTTGCTTGTCTTCGATGTACTGATGAAGGGTGCTAACCGCACCCAGGATTTCGTTCGCCAGCACCTCAAGTTCTTCGAGGTCATTGGCTGTCAGCGCCTGATCTACCAGGCGCATGCAATGCCGGGCGTATGCCTGGCTACTGCGAACGTTGCTCTTAGTCACGTTGTCCATGGTGGTCTAGTCCTCCCCCGAGCAGTCCAGGCACAGGTCCTGCGCGTTGAACGAGCGCAGCCCTGACTCTTCGATCTCAGCACTGCACCAAATGCAGTGCGTATACGGCTTCCCCGTATTGGGGTCAATCACTCTCGCCACGGTCACTCCTCCTCTTCTTCTCCGTGCACCATCTCGCGTGCACGCTCGATCAACTCCGCTGCGTACTCCATCGGGCGCGGGTTCTCCATGATCACCTGGATAGCGATCATCTGACCCATGAGGCGGTACGCCTCAAGGGTTTGGTCAGGGTCGGAGCATCCATTGCGCTCAAACTCTCCCGACCATGACTCCCAGTCGTCGAGCATGTTGCACGCCTCGTCTAGGTCGCCTGCCGTCACCATGTTGTCCATGTTCGTTCCTCTCGTCGTATTTTTAGGCTCTGATTGTAAGGCCCAGGCAAGGCCGGGACAAGCCCGGCCCTGCGAGGGTCCTGCAATTAGTCAATGATGTCACTGGAGTCAAGTTCCCCAGCGCCTAGCAGGAGCGCCTTCGCCCGGACCACTGCGGGTCCGACCGTGTACCAGGACTCTTCCCGCATGGCGGTGCCCCGTTCGACTCCCAGGATCCACCAAACCGGGTCCTCGCCCGCTTTCGTCGTCCATCCACGCTCATCGATGATCTCGATGGCGCGAGCAATGATCGCGTGAGAGTAGTCACGGGTTAGTTGCCGCTCAGCCTCAACCTTGGCCCTTTCGGTGGCCGCTTTAGCGTTAAGTGTCTGCTGCTCTTCCCACGTGCGCTCAATGCGCACGCCGTAGGCGACCACATCCCACCGCGTGACTTTGCCGTCATCCCCCAGCAGGGCAAACAGGGCACGCTTAGCGTTGCCCCGGCCATAAGGGGACTGGGCCCGCCACGAGCGGGTCTCGTCCGGGGCGATAACCCACGCCTCGTCCTTGTATTGGCGCACGTAACTATTGCGCAGTCTTAGCGGCGCGTAACCCTCGCCACGCTTGTAGAAGACGTAGTCACTGCCTTCGGTTTTAGCTTCTAAGCCTGGCGCGTCGAAGCGGATGGAATGGAGACTGGCTTGTGTGCTGCCACCGAACGTCCATGGGGCGTCACCGAGATAGACGGCACGACGGTAGTGCGGGTAGCGGCGTCCGCCGATGTTGACGGCATATTCCGCGCCATAGGTCAATTCATTCTTGTTCATGTTTGTTCCTCTCGTGTTGTGTTTGGACTGTGATTGAAAGTCCCCGCCAGCCCGGGACTAGCCCGGGCTGACAGGCGCTTGCAATCGGATCAGAAGTTGCGGATGAATCCGCTCTCGTCCCGCGCACCCTTGTGACCCTTCACGCGGAGCGCCAGCACCGCACCCTTACGGTCCTGGGGTCGGTAGTCGCTCGTGTCGCCATCGATCACGGGCATACCGAGCCAGGTCTCAGGGAAGGCTTCATCCTTGCCATAGAAGAACGGCACGGCCACGCGCTCACCAGAGGCAACTAATTCTTTGATGTCGCCTTCAGTGTGCCTCTCAGAGGCGCTACGGGTTAGGTCATAGCCCGCGCCCTCCGGGCGCTGATGTGCGGGTGCCTTCGTGTAGTCGTACCAGTGGACACCATGGGCACGGGCATAGTCCATGCCAGTGACCAGGATCCGCTCGATACGAATGTCCGATGTCGTGTTGAATCGGAACGCTACTTCACCCTTACGGCGGGCCAGGGATCCCAATTCCCACCCGATTAGGTAGAAGAACGCGCCCGGATTGCTCAACATGAACAGGGTGCGGACACCCTGGGCATACTGCGCAGCGGGCATACCCGACTGGCCAGAGAACGTGAGGCACGCGGACGCGCACCCGGTGCTCGCCCAGGGACATAGGTTGAATGCACCCTCAAGGCCATACGCCTGGCGCAGGTCATCGAATTCTGGGCGCATGATGCCGCGCTCAGGCGTGAGCATCAGGCCTACAGTCTCGATATCGCTCATCCCTAGTTTGTGTTGCGCCGCAGCGCTCGTGAGAATCTTGGATGCCGTGGCCTTGTAGCCCGCACGGGCCCGGAATGCGGCCCATATTTCGGTCTCCCACGGGTCACGGCGTGAGCCGTTGAATCCGTGCTCGAAGCCACGCGAGAATTGCGCATCCGCGTGGCCATCAGCCAATAATTGCTCTACTTTGGTCATGTTCATGTGGTGCTCCTCTCAGTGGACTAGGCAGTCCCGTCACGGCAGGAATTTGCATTCCTGCCGTGAAAGCGTGCCTAGGCCTGTCAGTAGTTGATTGAATAGGTATCGGAGTCAAGGCGGACCCGGTCACCACCGGGTGCGGCGGCATGCCAAAACCCGATAACGAGCAGGGCAACCGGGATCCCGAACAGGATCCACGGGGCGGTGGCCACGAGCCAGATGCCCGCCACGACGGCAGCAATGCTGCCAACGGTCATGCCACCGAAGAAAGCAATGGCGAACAGTAGCCCGCCAATCTCTTTGACTGTGCTCATGTCGAATCCTCTCAGTAGTTGACGGCTTGAAAGCAGGTATCGCAGGTGAACGAGTCACCCGCAGTCTGATCAAGAAACACCGGGTAGACCGCGTTACCCTCAGAGTCAAAGGCGTGAATCTCGCCTAGGCCAAAGCGGCCAGCGGCACAGTCAAGGCAGTGTTCGCCCGCCTCATACGTGTAGGCCACGACAGTGGCGCTCTTGCGCAGTGTCATCATGGTTATTCCTCTCAGCAAAGCGACACGGGCTATCCGTGTCGCCATGCCAAGGCCTGGCATAGCCAGGCTTGGCTAGTGCATTGATCCGTTTTCGGTCATCGATCCCAGCGGGATCGTGGGGGCCCTGGGCCCTACGTCACGCCGCCATTACGCGGGACTACACCGTAGGGTTCTGTACCCGATGGGACATCGGCGGCTTCACGGTCACCTTCCCCCTAGCCAAGCGGGGCGCGTGACGGGCTTTGCTCACCCATCTGCCTTGCACTGAGAGGGACGATACGCTCAACGTGTAATGCCTGTCAACTTATGAACGTATGATGTACGTCACACTGCTATTGCCAGGAACATGCACGCTCATAAGGCAAGAACCGGGGACACGAGCGGAGCGGCCATATATGGAGCGGGGACAGTGCGTCTGCCGACGCGTTGCCGAGGGCGGGTGGGGGTCGGTTTTGCACGGTCGCAGCGTTGGCAGGGTAACCCTATCGGTACAAAAACGTTCAAACAGGACACTTGACCCACCCGTTGTTAGC